GATTAATCTCTCTCTTTACCATTTCAGTTCTTCCTCGATCTGCCACCAAATCTGACGATAAACGTGATCCCAAACCTTATTATGAACCTGATCGTAAACTTGATCATAAACCTGATCGTGAACCCGATCAAGAAACTGATTATAAAACGGATTGTGGGCCCGATTAATCTCTCTCTTTACCATTTCAGTTCTTCCTAGATCTGAACCCGAACCTGATTACGAATCGGATAATAAATCCGATCAAGAACCTGATCGTAAACCTGAACGCGAACCTGATCACCAACCGTAGTCTGAGTCTGGTAATAAACGTGAGCCATAGTCTGTTCTAGAACCAGATCTAGAACCAGAATAGTCTTTATTTTCACCATTTCAGATCATACTCAATCTGTTCGTGAACCTGATTACGAATCTGTTGTACGGTCCCGAACGACGTAGCTACTCCTTCCCATACTTTAAACACAATCGAATTGTAAGTACGACGTTGAATCTGAGGCATAATAAGATCATACATTAGGTTTATAGAGTAAAGTTTTTTCTTTACTACGTTAGCCATAAAATTAGAACTTAATTGTTAAGTTCTAATTTCAGGAGAATATTCGCCGGCTTCCAAACCGTAAGTCCAAGCATTAGCGTTTAGAGCGGTCGTCATAGTAGGAGGGACGGGAATTGCGAAATCGCGACCAGTGCCGCACTTTACCATAAGAAATCTCTCCAAACCAGAATCAGGCAAATCAACTTCGATCAATTTACCAATCATAGGATCTTCGTCTTCTTCGATTGTCGTATAGTTCAACTCTTCCAAAATATTAGCCCAACCAAGAATTTCGCAAGCCGCGCGACGAAGCTCGATATTCTCTTGTTTAAGAGCGACAGAAGCGGTCAAAGTTTCTGGGTTTTGAATCCATTCCTTTGGAATACGTTGTCCGTGCCAAGAATATACGGCAAACCCGTCGCGATACAAAATTGAAGCGCGATTTTCGGCGTGAAGTAAACCCTGTTCGTCCATACGAATGTGAGAAGGTCGATCAATCATAATCGCCGCGTCAGCGCTCACCCAAGTCCAACTTAAGTGTTTCGCTAGATCAATAATTGATTTGGCGTTATCAAGTTTTAATCCAACAACGTTTTCAAAATAATCTACATATCCAGACCAATCCGACTCCTGATTACCGTAGATGATATTTTCCGCAAATTCTCGATATTCGGCGTATGGATACAATTTGCGAAAGATATCGCGTGCTTCGCGCGGACCCGCTGCAAAATAAATGTCTTTCGGAGGAGCAAGACCGCCACTTTTATAAGCAGCTCGCAAAATCTCTTTAGCCTTTACCACATCCAGCGTATCGGTATTAAGACCGTTATCAACCCATTTTTCACGATAGAATTCCAGCTGAGAGACCTGATCTTCGGTCAAAGAACTAATCATAGCAGTCATTTTCACTTCTCCGATTACATAACAAAAAAGTAGATAAGAGGGGAATTACCCCCCCTCTATGAATTAGTCCGCAGCCTTACGCCAACCGGTTGGTGTGTATTCGCGCTGACGACGAATACGGTAGATTCCAGGTTCAACCATGATAGATTCATGGGTGTGATAACTACGAAGATGTTCGATTGGAGTAGCTTCGTTCACCTTCAGAAACAACTCGTATAGATCCTGACCGGAATCGACATCCTTGACGGTATCGATAGGAGCGAAAGCTTGAACGCGGTCAGCTAACATAACGTGATTGTGACCTGTTTCGGAATGCGCGACAACAACCTGATTATTTACAGGATTTAAAGATCGAAGCTTCGCAGGAAGCTCGTCGATACGAATGATAACAAAATCACCCTGCGCGGCCATACGATTAAAGGTTTTCATGATATTTTTATATCCTTTTGTTAGTTGTTTATAACTCGAATCTCACATACCGTCAAGCTTTATTTATCGAACTCGAACGAAAGGTCGGACGGGTCGTAAGCGATTAGTCGTTCGCTCGCTTACAAATGTATTATACCGTTACGCTGGAAAACGTCAAGTAATTTACAGTTTTTTGCAAATTCGGTTATTGACTGTTATAAATATGTTTAACGGCGATCGATGATGAACCGTAACACGTCGAAAAATAAGACGGAATATTCCGCGAACTTAGGGGGGAGCTTCGGCTCCCTTATTTTTTTATAAATAATGGTCTACAAGGAGAATTTGATGTCAGAATTAAGAGAAATTATCAACAGAAATTTTTTGTCGCCATTAAATTTCAAATTCCAATTAAAGCGCGCGCCGCACATAAATTTTTTCGTACAGAAGGTCAATCTTCCCGGACTAACTCTGCCGGATATTGATATCAATAATCCTCTGATACGTATTCCGTATGCGGGCGACCATTTGATGTACGATGAACTTAATATTTCGTTTAAGGTTGACGAAGACTTGCAAAACTATATGGAGCTTCACGACTGGCTCAGATCATTGGGAAAACCTTCCTATCAAGAATATAAGAATCTCGCAACGAATTCATCTTACACCGGCGAAGGGTTGAGATCGGATATTTCTTTGACGATTCTAACGAGCAACAAAAACGCCAACTACGAGATCACCTTCACGGACGCGTTTCCGATCAAAGTTTCTGGGATCGATTTCAATTCTTCTGGAAGCGATGTGGACTATATTGAAGCTAGCGCAAATTTTCGATACGTGATTTACAATATTCAGAAAATTACTTGACTTTTACAAATTTCTACAGTAAAATGTAATATGTTGGTCGAGGTAGGTGATACTATGAAATTTGAAGATCTTCTTAAGGAATGGGAAAAAGACAGCGATATTGACAAGACGGAACTAGATCACGAGAGTATCAAAATTCCAAAACTACACCATAAATATTACACTATGCTAGTAACTGAAAAATCAAATCTTCAGAAACTGACATCGACCATGAAACGGTTGAAACTATCTAAATTTGAATTCTTTAGTCAGGGACATAACGAAGAGACAAAAAAATTAAATTGGCAATTCCCTCCCAAAGGAATTGTATTGAAAGCGGATATTCCTATGTATCTGGACGCCGATATCGATATTATCAATCTTTCTTTGAGGATTGGTATCCAACAAGAAAAAATTGAGTTTTTGGAGTCTGTGATTAAGAGTTTTCAATATCGAGGATTTCTCATAAAGAACGCTGTCGATTTCATAAAATTCAAAATGGGAGGATAACGCCGTTGGATATCGTTACGCTAAAAAAGTATGATGAAACGTATATCAAAATTGTTTGCGATCCCGGTATAGCGATGGAATTGTGTGAGTATTTCACTTTTGAAGTTCCGGGAGCTAAATTCACCCCGCAGTATAAGAGCAGAATCTGGGACGGAAAAATCCGTCTCATGAATCCTCTTACGTGCTTGCTTTACGCTGGTTTGCAACAACAAGTCGAGCAATTTTGTCATAGCAGAAGATACGATATTGAATACGACGGCGCTTTAGGAGATACTGAATTTTCACTTTCCGAAGCTATGTCGTTCATTGAAAAATTAAACCCAAAACATCAACCAAGAGATTATCAGATAGAAGCTTTCGTGCACGCCGTAAGAAAACGAAGATCAGTTCTTCTTTCTCCGACTGGTTCGGGAAAATCTCTAGTTATTTATCTTATAGCGTGTTGGTATAGAACTAAGACTTTGATCATTGTTCCAACGACATCTCTGGTTCATCAGATGTCTTCTGATTTTGAAGATTATGGTCTACCAGCTGGTATGATTCATAAGATTATGTCTGGACAGGAAAAAGACACCGATTGTCCTTTCGTAATTTCCACGTGGCAATCGATTTTTAAAATGCCTAAAGCTTGGTTTCAACAGTTTAACGTTGTCGTTGGCGACGAAGCTCATCTTTTTAAGTCGAAATCTCTTACCTTTATTATGACTAGCCTGAATCAATGCAAATATCGTTTTGGATTTACCGGAACGTTAGACGGAACTCAGACCCACAAATTTGTTCTAGAGGGACTATTCGGTTGTGTGAAAAAGATAACGTCAACAGTAGAATTGATGGGTCAGAAACATTTAGCGGAATTAACTATTAAAGCAATTGTATTGAAATATTCTGATGATATCAGGAAACTTATTGCTGGTTCGGATTATCAAACAGAGATTGACTTCATTGTAAGGAACGATAGTAGAAACAAATTCATTAAGAACCTAGCTCTTTCGTTACGCGGTAACACTCTTTTATTATTTCAATTTGTGGAAAAGCACGGTAAGATTTTACATGATATGATCTCCGGAGAAATTGTTGATCGTAAATTGTTTTTTATATCAGGATCAATTGACGGCGAAAAACGTGAAGAAATTCGTAAAATCATTGAAACAGAAAAAGATGCTATCGTGGTTGCTAGTTTCGGAACGTCGTCTACTGGCATCAACATTCATAATCTATCCAATGTGATATTCGCTTCACCCTCCAAATCCAGAGTGAGAAATCTACAATCTATTGGTAGAGTTTTGAGAACTTCTGAAACGAAAACTTCAGCGACGCTATACGATATTTCTGATGATTTAACTTGGAGAAATCGAAGAAACCATACTATCCTGCACTTTATCGAACGTATTAAAATCTACAACAGTGAACAGTTTAACTATAAAATCTACAACATAGACTTATGATTAATCACTTATAACTCTTATTATTACTACTATTAACTCATCACCACAAAGTGATTATACCGGGATTCTAAAAAAAGTCAAGGGTAATCGCGCAAAGGAATTCTACTATGTTGAAACCAAAAAAGCACTACGTCAATAACAAAGATTTCTATCAGGCCCTCGTAGATTTCAAAACGTTGCGAGAATCAAATTCTGAAGCGAAAATCTCAAACTACATCGGAGTCTGTTTGACGAAAATTTGCGAGAAACTTTCCACAAAGCCAAATTTCTTCGGATACTCCTATCGAGACGAAATGATTTCCGACGGTATCGAGAACTGTATCCACGCGGTCGCAACGTTTGATCCGGAAAAATCAAACAATCCGTTCGCTTATTTTACACAAATTGCTTGGAATGCGTTTCTTCGTCGTATAGCTAAAGAAAAAAAACAGCAATATATCAAACACAAAAATATGCAGAATTTCTATCTCTCCGGAGAAATTAGCGATAATTACGGCGATACCGGAGGTCAAATTCAGCTGAAAAACAACGAAATTTCTAACGACGTGATTGAGGAATTCGAAAACAAATTGACAAAATCGTTGACGTCGTCGAAAAAATCGTGTATACTAGGAATAGAGAAATTCTGCGAAGAGGAGTCGGTCTGATGGAGAATGATCATTTAATCCCCGTAATTGTGCAGGATTGTGTGCGCTACATGCTCGACAAAAACACAAATCAAGACGCGCGAAATAACTTCGAGCAGCGTGTTGAGGCGATCCGAAGTTATTGCGAAGACGCGCTCAGAATGCAAAAACTGGGGGGTCGCAGATAAAGCTTGACTTATCGGACGATCTAAAGTATAATCAAGTTGTGATGACAAGTATACAATTTAAGGGAAAGGAAAATCAGAGCTATGACAAAAATCGCAATTATAAGCGATTCGCATTGGGGTGTGCGTAATTCTAACATCCATTTTTTGGATATGACAAAAAAATTTCTAGACGACGTATTTTTCCCTGTTATTGATATTCAAGGCATCGATACAATTTTACATCTCGGCGATCTTGTTGATCAACGCAAACAAATTAGTTTTCTCACAGCCAGTCGTCTACGCGAAGATTTCCTTGACGTAATTTCAAAAAAGAATCTGAAAATGCACGCCATAGCGGGGAATCACGATTGCTTTTTCAAGAACACTAATAAAGTTAACGCTCTCACCGAGCTAATTGACGGCAAATATCCCAACGTCAAACTCTATATTGATCCAGAAGAAGTAGTCATAGGAGGCAAACAAATCTTATTTGTTCCATGGATTTGTGATAACAACAAAGAAAAAACAATGGAAATGATTCAAACTTCTAACTCTCTTATTTGTATGGGACACCTAGAGTTAGAAGGCTTCGAAATGTTCCGAGGGAGTGTTAATTCGCATGGGGAAAATAGTAGAAAATTTGATAGATTTGATATTGTGCTATCTGGGCATTACCATCATCGTTCTAATAGGGATAATGTTTTTTATCTGGGAAGCCACGGTGAATTTACTTGGTCTGATTATGACGACCCTCGCGGGTTTCATATCATGGATTTGGAAAAAAATTCATTGACTTTCTACGAAAACCCGTATAGAATGTTTCGTAAGGTTTGGTATAACGATCTAGACAAAACGCTAGAACAGATTTTAGAAGTTGATATGACGCAATATCAAAATTCGATGGTGAAGTTGATCGTTCAGAATAAAACTAATCCTTACTGGTTTGATTTATTTTGCGCCGAACTTGAAAAAAACGGTCTGATAAATTTGCAAATTGTTGAGGATCATATGAATCTTGATATGGTGGACGAAAATAATATCGTTGACGAAAGCCAATCGACGTTGGATATATTCCGAAATCACATCAATCGAACCGAAATGGACGTCGATAGAGTCAAACTGAACCGGGTTATTTCTGATCTTTATAACGAGGCGTTGGCGTTAGAATAGCGTTTACGTCTCACCGTACATTTTACGATACTTTATTGTATGTTTGGATTCTTTCGTTTTGGCAGATGCATCTCCGGGCGCTGGTTCGTATGCTGACGGATCGCTATCACTTTTCTTATCCATTTTTTCCCAGTGTGCTGCTCTGGCTTTGGCAGTTGCATGGGATAAACCAGCTACGTATTTTTTAGGTAATCCAGACTTTTCATCTTTTGCTACTCTTGGTAAATCGCTAGTATCGCCTTCGCGTAAATCTTTGTCTGCTCCGCCATACGTCCCGCTGCCGTGTGTTATGTAAGAGTTAACTCGCGCCATAGCCCATTGTTGCGGCGTAGTTCCTGGGCGATGACCGGAGTTCCACGCAGCCATACCACGACGATAAACTTTGCGCAAGATAGCGATTGATATACCGGATTTGCTGGCTTTTGCTGCTAACCCCGCGTCAGCAGTTTCGCAAATCGAATTTAAAAATTGATTGAACGATAACATTTTTTCGGTTCCCTCGAAATACACTCGGCATACGTGTAGTAAATATAAGTAAATTTGTATAAGATTGTTATCCGTAACTAGCGATTAATAATATTATTTAGTAAATAAAGGTTTTCGAATGATTACAAAATTTAAGGTTTTGAGATGGAAAAACATACTTTCCACCGGAAATCAATTTACTGAAATTGATCTATCAACCAACGGTAATACTCTAATCGTTGGAGAAAATGGCTCAGGCAAAAGCACGTTTCTTGACGCTCTTACGTTTGCGCTTTTCGGTAAACCTTTCAGAAACATCAATAAACCGCAGCTAATCAACTCAATAAACGGCAAAGAAGCTTTAGTAGAAGTTGAATTTTCGATCGGTCGTAGTAATTACAAAATTATTCGCGGTATGAAGCCAGCAGTTTTTGAGGTATACTGTAACGGCGTTGTGCTGAATCAATCGTCTGAAACGCGCGACTATCAAGAAATTCTCGAGAAACAAATTCTCAAAACTAATTTTAAAACTTTCTGTCAAGTAGGTATTCTGGGTAGCGCTTCGTACGTTCCGTTTATGCAGCTGCCTGCTTCTCAGCGTCGTTCTATCATCGAAGATTTGTTAGATTTAGAGATTTTCACAACGATGAACGTTTTGCTGAAAGATAAAATTCAGCAAAACAACGAAGATACGCGGAACAATTTGAACGATCAGAAATTAGTAAAAGAAAAGATCGTCTTAGTTAAAGAACATTTGGACGAGATTTTGGCTAAAAATAAAGAATCTATTTTGGCCAAAGAACAAACGATCTCTAATTTGCAAATTAAAATGACTCTCGATGTGGAAAGAGAGATCGAATTATCGGAAATTCTTGAAAATATAAAATTACAAAAAGAGGACACCAAAGCTATCGGTGACAAGATCGGCAAACTAACTGGGATCAAAATGCAGATGAATTCCAAATTGTTTGCGTTAGAACGAGAAATTGAGTTCTTTAATCATAGCGCAAATTGCCCGACTTGTCAACAGAACATAGATGAACAATTTCGTAGGAACGCTCTAGTCGTTAAAGGAAAAGAAATTAATGAACTGAAAGATGGATTGATAAAATTAGAAGAGATTTACAAAAAAACCGACAAGAAACTAGAAAAATCTCGATCCATTGACAAGCAAATATTAGAGCAAACAAACGATTTAGATTACATCCGACGATGGATTGAGAATTTTAATCGACAAATTCAAGATCTTGTGAAAGAGGTAGAAGCTTCTAAAAATAGCAGTAGCGAAGCTTCGAGTATCAAAATTGTTGATTTGGATAATGAACTTCTAATTCTAGGCGAACAATATAACGCTTTGCAGGAGAACAAAAAGGTTCTCTCTGTAGCAGCGTCTCTACTCAAAGACGGAGGAATTAAGACCAAGATCATTAATCAATATATTCCTGTGATAAACAAACTATTGAGTAAATATCTTTCGGAATTTGATCTATTCGTTGAATTTAATTTGGACGAACAATTTAATGAAACCATAAAATCTAGATATCGAGACAATTTCTCTTACGAATCATTCAGTGAGGGCGAAAAGTCAAGAATTGATTTGGCGATCCTCTTTACTTGGCGAGCTGTTGCAAAAATGAGAAACTCTCTGAACACCAATCTGCTGATATTAGACGAAGTTTTCGATAGCTCTTTAGACACGAACGCGTCCGATGATTTATTGAGAATTTTGCAAAACGTTTCTAAAGATTCTAACGTTCTGGTAATCTCACATCGAGACGGTCTCCATGACAAATTTACAAACGTGTTAAAATTCGTCAAGACTAAGAACTTCTCAAGAATCGAATGATCTTAATTTTTAAATCGTATCAATGTTTCGGCGGAACACAAAGAAAAAGTAGCTGCGTCCCGACGGTTCAACGTTGCGATCCGTAAGCTTGCCGAAAAATTAGAAATTATAACAATGTAAATGGATGATGAAAAAATGGAAAACGAATACACGAAGGGCTTTAAAGAAGGATTCGCGGCAGGATTCGCGTCGGGATTCAAAGAAGGCAGAAACGTTAAGAATGAATCTACCGTCGTCCCTAATTACGAATCTCGATACGAATATTGTCTACATTATCCGGTG